AAATGTAATACACCAACCAAACGCGCCCATTCAATCTCAGACTGGGGCGAAGGAATGACAAAACAATCATTCAAGGACGAATGCAATATCAATAAAATCATGGAAAAGTTCCAACGAACTGGCATTCTCAACCACTACACGGCGAACGCGCCTCAATACATGGATATCGAGCCACTCGACTATCACCAGGCGATGAACATCATTGCCGAAGCTAATTCAATGTTCGAAGAACTACCCGCAATCGCCCGTGCTAAATTTAACAATGACCCTGAAACGTTCTTAGCGTACGTTCAGGACCCTAAAAACAAAGATGAGCTCCCTACCCTAGGGTTAGCTCTAAAACCTTCCCCTGTCCAAAATACGGCCTCTCAGGAGCCTAAGACAGAAAGCGCATCAGCGCCCTCAACGCCTTCAAAAGGCGAAAAACCCAAAGATGACTAAATCATCAATCACTACAACTCAGAAAATCAATTACACTCTGTGTAACATGCGAACCCTGCAAAAACGTCTCGTTTACCCAGGGTGAGCTAGTGAGCAAAGCGAACATAACGCAGTAGGCGGGTCCATGCGTACGACAGCGGAGTAAGCTAGACCCGCCACTGCAAAACGAGACTACGTCTCAAACTATTAAAACCAACTCAAAAGGCCCCCACTGGGGGCCTTTTTTTACTTTTGGGGGGAAAGGCACAGTTCCTATACTTGATGTAACTGTGCCTGCTGACACCAAGTCAGCAAAAAAACACTAAAAATACACCAAAATGGCGTGTTGATTTAAATCAACAATCGCCTACAATAAAAAACACATCACCGCTAGGTGACAAAAAATCCTTCAACTACACTTCGGGAATGAAAAATGAAACGAAGATCAATGAACAAAAAAGCATCTCGGAAGAACTTCCAGAAAGGAACCCGAGTGCACAAGAAAAACCTTCGCCAGACGCCATTGCGTGGGGGCGGCCGACTGTAGCCCCCTACGATCGTGGCCCTTGGGTCACGGTCGAAATGCCTGAGCTCGATTATATCGAGTATCTCGGCCGGCTGAACCGGGCCGTTAAACCCAAACTACGCAAAGTAGGATGAAACATGGCATGTTTCAAACCCTTAAAAGCCTGGCGAACTACAGAAAACACTTCCAACGGCAAGAAAAAGATTGCTTTCAAGCAATCCCCGCAAACAACAACACCACTGACCCTTCCGTGCGGTCAGTGTATCGGCTGCAAATTGGATCGATCCCTATCGTGGGCTATACGCTGCGTTCACGAAGCAGAGATGCATACTCAGAATTCTTTTATCACTCTGACGTATTCTCCAGAACACCTACCCTGGGACTCATCACTTATAAAATGGCATTTCCAGGACTTCATGAAACGCCTACGGAAACGCTATTCCAATACGAAAATCAAATACTATATGTGCGGGGAATATGGGGAGAACTTCTCACGCCCGCACTATCATGCATGCCTGTTCGGGATAGACTTCCCGGACAAAGACCCAATCCGCGAGTCCGAGGGAAATATTCTATACAACTCACCGACTCTCGACGAAATCTGGGGAAAAGGCTTCACCAGTATAGGTGACGTTACATTCGAAACGGCTGCCTACACCGCTCGCTACATCACTAAGAAAATAACCGGAGTAAACGCTAATGAGCACTACCAAAAAACCTGTGAGCATACGGGAAACCTTATATCACTTGAGCCGGAATACACTCATATGTCAACTAGACCAGCTATTGGAAAAGACTGGCTTCGAAAATACGAAAATGACCTATACCCCAGCGACTTCGCAATTCACCGCAACCGCAAAATCAAAATCCCGCGTTATTACGATAAAATTATGGAACTCGAAAGAGAAGACTTCGAAACCATCAAATCTAGAAGAAAACAATCCCAACGAAAGTTTCTTCATGACAACACCCCGGATCGACTGAAGACCCGGGAAACCATCAAACTGCTTAAATACAAGCAATTAACCAGGAGCTATGAAAACCATGATACATAAAATCTACGCCGTATTCGACTCAAAAGGCGAAGCTTACACACCGCCCTTCTTCGATCATGCCGAGGGCCGAGCCCTTCGCACCTTCGCAGACTGCTGCAATGATCCAGAACATCAATTCGGAAAACACCCTGAAGACTACACCCTATTTCACCTTGGACAATACGACGACAATACCGCTACAATAACGCAAGATAAAATCACGTCCGTAGCAAACGGACTAACACTTCTCGAGGCCAAATAATGCAAACTGTATCCCAACACGACTTCGCGCGAATTCCATCGCCATCAATATCTCGATCGTCTTTCGATCGTTCAAATGGCTTCAAAACGACCTTCAACGGTTCAGAACTATTTCCAATCTTCTACGATGAAGCACTTCCTGGCGACAGCTTCAAGTTAAACGCCTCATTCTTTGCTCGCCTCAACACACCCATCGTCCCAATCATGGACAATATGCACTTTGATACCTTCTTCTTCGAAGTACCAGTCCGCCAAGTATGGGCCAACTGGAAGAAATTTAACGGCGAGCAACAAAGCCCAGGTGATTCCACCGATTACATGATTCCCCAATTACCAACGCCGGCAGGTGGCTGGAAAGTAGGATCACTGGGCGATTACTTCGGTCTTCCCCTGGATATCGAGTACGAAACCAGCGCATTACCATTTCGCGCATACAATAAAATCTGGCACGAATGGTTCCGGGATCAAAATTTACAACTTGGCCTATTCGACCACCAAAGCGATGGCCCAGACGACCCGGCCTCCTATAACATCTTGCCACGCGGAAAGCGCCACGATTACTTCACAAGTGCTCTCCCCTGGCCCCAGAAATCAGACTCGGGATCTGTATCCATTCCTCTGGGAACCACAGCCCCCATTATCCGAGAAGCTAACGCCCCCGCCTGGCATGTCTACGATGCAGGTGCGGGTACGCAACCAGCCGCAAACGAAGGTGCTGGTATTGTTAATACGGGTGGTGGCGTATTCGGACACGAAAATAATCCGCAAGCCTGGTCTTTAGACCCCAACGGAGGCATTTATGCCGACCTAACCGAGGCTACAGCCGCAACCATCAATCAATTACGTCAATCAATAGCCGTTCAAAGGCTATTTGAAAAAGACGCCCGCGGCGGAACTCGTTACATCGAGGTAATCAAAAGTCACTTCGGAGTGACATCTCCAGACCTACGTCTTCAAAGGCCCGGCTACTTAGGCGGCGGATCAACACCGATCAATATTTCACCAGTCGCGCAAACACAAGCGTCGAGTGAAACGACCGCAACGCCACAGGCTAACCTGGCCGCTATCGGAACACTCTCGGCCTCTGGCCATGGATTTACAAAATCCTTTACTGAACACACTATCATTATCGGCCTCGCCTCTGTTCGTGCCGATCTTACCTATCAGCGAGGTATCGAGCGCTCCTGGTCCCGTAAAACTCGCTTCGACTTCTACTGGCCCGAACTCGCTACAATCGGCGAACAAGAAATCCTTAACAAAGAAATCTTTGCCCAGGGAACCGCAGCCGATGACGAAGTATTCGGCTATCAAGAAAGATTCGCAGAATATCGGTATAAGCCATCACTGATAACCGGAAAATTCCGTTCAACGGATCCCCAAACTCTCGATTACTGGCATCTCTCGCAAGATTTCGAAACTCTGCCGCTCCTGGGTGATGCCTTCATCCAGGACAACCCGCCTATCGATCGAGTCGTGGCAACACCCGACGAGCCACAATTCAAACTCGACGCCTATTTCAACCTGAAATGCGCTCGACCAATGCCGATGTACGGCATACCCGGACTGGACAAGCTCTAATGGGCTTACTATCCGGAATAACGGATGCGGTAAAAAGCGTCGTCTCCCCTGTGGGGGGCGGCGGCTTAAGCGGACTAGTGTCCGCCTTCGATCCCGTATCCGGTCTAATCTCCGGGGCTGCCTCAGCCTACGGAGCCTATCAACAACAGGAAGCTTCAAAGGACATGGCGTCCGATCAAATGAAGTTCCAGAAAAAAATGAGCAACACTGCACACCAACGCGAGGTCGCAGATCTCAAAAAAGCTGGACTCAATCCTATCCTATCCGCCCAAAAAGGGGCTAGCTCTCCTGGCGGAGCCATGGGAGTACCCCAAAACGTTGCTCAATCCGCTATAAACTCAGCAGTTGCGTTAAAGCAAATGCAATCAACCGTCAATCTACAAGATGCTCAAACCGCAAAAACCAATGCCGAAACCAATCCAATCGAGTACTACAAGGAAATGTGGGCATCACTGCCCCAGGGAATGAAAGATTCCCCCGCTGCTAAAATGATACTTAACCTCTTGGGTACAACCGCCCAAGAACTCGACAAAATGGTTTCGCAAACAAATACATCATCCAAACCAGGTAAAACTTCATCCGGAAATCAATCAACCGGTGGGAAATACATCACTAAATCCGGACGCGTCCGAAATTTCCCACAGGACAACTGGTTTTGGGATGAAAAACGCTAATCAAATCAAAAAGGTAACGAAATGACAAAATGTAATACACCAACCAAACGCGCCCATTCAATCTCAGACTGGGGCGAAGGAATGACAAAACAATCATTCAAGGACGAATGCAATATCAATAAAATTATG